ATGCTCATGTGTGTCTGTCTGCCCTATGGCATCCTGCGTATACGTCTCACTTATAAGTGTGATGATCCGCTTTCTATACATCGTCATCACCCCACGATGTGTACCCTGTGGATGTCTTCAACTGTGACTTCTGCTCATCGTATGCCCTTTTCAGGCGGTCATATTCTATGCCTTCACCGAAGTTATACTTACAGTACGTCAAAATCGCCCTCAAAATAAGGGCATCGGATTCGGGATTCTCTTCAGGCAGAACTACACCTGCAAGTGCAAGGTCTGCCTTTGCCGATTCAATCAAGTCTGTGACCTCTTCAATAAGGTCTGCATCGGTCACACCCTTCGCACCGAGTACGGTCATGACCTTGTCTATAGTTGCCTGCTCTGCCATCTGTTTTCTCCTTCAAATAAAAGGATGCACACAGTTGCCCATGTGCATCCGATTCTGTTATGTCCTCTTATGCCTTCTTGACGATAGTAAATGCGTAAGGTGCGACTACACCCATGCCTACATACATTCTGCCAATGACCTTGACAAGGTCTTTTTCAGCGAGCGACAGGTCATCTACTTTGACCTTGACTTCCTCACCATTAGGCAGTGTTGCGAGTGTGCCATAACGCAGGTCACCAACGATCATATATGCCGCACCTGCGGATGCAGTGCCGTATGCAGGCAGTGCATTGCAGAAGCATACAGGCAGACCTTCGAATGGGTCTACTCCATAACTTGCCTGCAGTGCCTGCGCTCTTAATTCTGCCCATGTAGCCTTATTGCAGATAATGACAGGCTCTGATGCTCTGTCTGAAAGCAGACCAAGTGCCTGTGCTACAGTTCCAACAGACAGTGCAGTTGACAGTGTTGACTGTGGCACTCCTGAATTGTTGCTTGCGATCGTCTGCACGATTCCATCTCTTGCGCCCTTAACGATTCTGTAGGTAAGTTCATCGTAGATGTAACGCAGAAGGTCAGGTACTGAACTGTCGATTGCTTCATCGGTCAGTGTGATAAACTTCTTGATACTGACAGGCAGGATTTCTGCAACACCTAACTGCAGTACTTCTTCAGCAAGGTCTTCGCCACCTTCTTCATGGATGCCTGCCTCTGTGGATGATACTTCATATGCCACCTTATAGTTGCCCTTAACCTGCAGTTTAGGGATTCTGCTAAAGATGTCATCATCTTCCCATGCGGTCTTGATCTCGTCATGAACGAGTGTTGGCATTGGAACTGATGTGTCATTTGTTCCCAGAGTGCCGTTGTCTGTCATGATTTTTCTGCATTCAGTGTCATCGCCTGTCATGATATATTCCTTGTATGCGTCAAGGTATTCAGGCATGTTTCTTACTTCTGTCATTTCAATTTTCCTCTCTTCTTCTTCGAATGACTTGACAGTGATTCCCTCATCAACTGCCTTCATTCTCTCTTCTTTTGCTTCTTCTGCTTCTGCCTTGATTTCTGCTTTGCGCTCTTTCAGGCTTCTTACTTCTTCCTTCAGCGCATCAAGGTCATCGGCAGTTTCAAGTTCTGCATCGATTTCGGTCATTCTCTGCTCGACCTGCTCGATGTTCATGTCTTTGATTTCTGTCATTGTTTAGACCTCCATCATAAGTCTTATTCTTTCAATATCTTTTCTTCTATCTTCTGCCCTCTGTCTCTCCGCATCTCTCTCTGCGATAACTCCATCACAGTAGGAACGAGCAGATATAACTGTTGCGTCATTCGCAGGCATGCTTACTGCGCTGACATCATACAGTTTTGATATGCTTGTTATAGTCCTCAAGACAACTGTCTTTTCGCCTTCTTCTTCTGTGGCTTCTCTTGTCTCACCATCCACCTTGAAGCCGAATGACATTTTGTCCGTATAACCGCCTTTGATTTCCTGATACAGTTGCTTTCCGATTTCAGTGCCACCTAAATCAGCGTTGACTTTCAGACCTCTCTCATCCGGTTCAACTGTCAGTGTGTTGTTCTTATTCCTCGCAAATACCCTGCCTCTGTGGTCATACTGCATGATCACATCCGACATGTCGCAATCATCGAAGGCATGTGCATCGACCTGTTCCATCACTATGATGTCTCTATCTTCAAAAAGCATGTAAGGCTCATTGAATACTGTCGCATAGCCTTCAACTGTCATCTGTTCTGTGTTCTCTTCTGTTCCTTCGATGGCTCTTATCTCATACACATTCCTGTATTCTCTGCCATCGGTCAGTTTTTCATTGATCGTTTTCATTTTCTGATACCCCTTCATCTGCTTGCGCTTCTGTAAGTTTGCTTTCACCATTGTAATATTCACCACGTATCATGGTGTTGTCACCGCCATCGATAGGTGGATAATTGAACAGTTCTCTGCCTTCATTCACTGTCAGCATGCCCCTGTCACCTAACTGCTGAACGAGTGCCACCTTGCTCGATGTCGGCATGTACTGAAGCCTGTTAGCGTTTGCTCTTATTTCAGACCCCTGCGACCTTTCACGCAGTGTGAATGTCATCTTTGTCAGGACCTCTGACAACTGGATGCTGAATGGCTCTATCTTCGAATTGAAGAACGCATCAAGGTCATCGCCTAATGCTTTGCCCTGCATGACCGCTTCATTCACTCCAAAATAGTTCATGACATTCGTTTTTATCTGCTCCATCTGCTTTTCATCAACTGTGAATGGTGCAGAATTGATCTGTTTGATGTCCGTCCATGTGTTCGGGAATAATAAGACACCGCCTTCACCCTTCAGTGATTCCTCTGTGAATCGCTTCTGCTCTTTTGCAAGGTCTGTACTTTTATTGAAGTTGTTCAGTTTCGCCATGAAGCGGAAGGTGTTACTTTGCTTGACCGCCTCATGTATGCCTTCATTGGTGATGTTCATCAAGTCCATCGTTGGCTTCAATGCCCTGTGACTCGATGTACCAAAGAAGTCATCCTTGTATTGGAACTTATTGATGATTCCGCATTCCGCAAGACGTTCACATGCAACTTCACCTGTTCCGAATCTGTACTTCAAATATGGCTCACCCTCAAAGTCTACTATCTCGCACCTTGTAGGAAGGACAGGATAGTATCCTTCTATTTCTCCATACTCACCCTTGACAGGTACGATGAAGGCATTGCTCTGCGCTTCAACTATCGTCACAAGTCTGTAGAGGAATTGTGACCAAGTCTGAAACTGATTTGGCGCATGTTTTATCTTGTTCTGGAACATCGGTTTAGCAGTGCCTAATGCTTCCACTTTCAATTTGCTCGTGTGCCTTGCGATAGCATCTATCGCAGACCGCACAAGTTCTGACTCATACACCGCACCATCCCAACTATGGAACACCGGCGAATATGCCGTAAGTGTTTTCCAATACGTTGATGACACAGGTGTGTTCTCTCTGCCAAATAACCTATCAAATAATCCCATTTTCTAATCCTCGTTTTTTAACTGATCACCTAAAGTTTCAAAATACTTATCACGCATGCACATCGCGTCGAGAAGCGAAGCGACCCCATCGATGTGAACTGTCGCAGACACCTTCACTATCTGACACTTGTTCTGCTCTGTATGAAGTTTCAAGGCAGTGTCTAAAAGGTGCATTTTCATCAAATCATTATCACCGAAATGGATGTCACCGTTTTTGATTCTGCCTTCGCACGTCCTTATTATTGGTGTTAAATTATGCCCCTGAAAAACATCATCCATATGAAAGCCGTACTGCTCCATCATGCTGACAAGGAACTTCGCACAATAACGATCATACCCTGTCATCAAAGGGAATATCTCATATTCTTCGACAAGCATCGTAAACCAATCATAGCAGTCCTGATAATCGATGAAGTTCTCACCTGATAACGTCAGGAATCCCTTTTCGACATATATCTTATATGGTATGCCATCTCTTGCGGTTGCCTTCTCAAGCATCGCAGAAGGCATGAAGAACTTGCTGAATACATACAACTGCCCATCACGTTCTATCACGATGCAACAGGCAGTAAGGTCTGTGCTGATGCTTAAGTCGATGCCACCGACACAGTATGAGTTTCTGAAGTCCTCAAGTTCTAAATGCTCACCAAAACACTTCTCGACGTCTTGCGTGTCTAACCATGCAGTGCTTGCATTTTGCTTGATGTTTGCCATCTTACAAAGGAACTCGCTCTTTTTAGGAAGTGACCCTTCAGCGATCGCTATCTCTTCAAGCAGATAATCAACAGGAACAGATACACCCAAGTTCGGGTTGCTCTTCTGAAGTTCGTTGATGTTGTTCCATTCTGCGATGTCATCTATCATGTAGAGGAATGGCGCAAGTCTCTGCTCTTTTGAATCTCCAAGCAGAAACCTTGTTGACCGCTTCACAAGTTCATCGAACACACCATCATTCACATACCCTGCGGTTGATATGT